TAATGGCAGGCATGACCGCCACACTCACCTGCTGCAGGGTGGCCTTGACAGATGCACCGAAGCTGGCCAGCTGCGGCTGCATGGCCGCAAACCCGCTCTTGAAGTCCCCGATTGCACTGAACAGGTCATCGACGATGCCGCCCATGCCGGAGGGGAGGAAGCTAACGATGCCATCCCGCAGGCTCTTGACGATCCCAGCGCCCAGGCTCTTGATTTTGGGTGCGGCAGTCTGCAGCCCGGTCTGGATGGCCTCCGGCAGGGAAGTGATGACACGGCCCACCATGGGGATGGCGTTGTCCAGCAGGAAGGTGGAGGCGGTGGAGACCAGCTCCTTCATGGAGCCGGTCACATCCCCGCCGATGGCCATATTCCCCAGCAAGTTCTGTGCGGCGGCCTTCATTGCAGAGAAAGAGCCGCTGAAGGTTGAGCTGGCCTCTTTAGCCGTTGTCCCCGTCACGCCCAGGTTTTCCTGGATGGCGTGGATGGCGTTATACACATCGGCCAGATTGTCGATGTCGTACTTAGTTCCGGTGAGCTTCTGTGCATCCGACAGGAGCCGCTGCATCTCTTCCTTGGTTCCGCCGTACCCCAACTTCAGGTTGTCCAGCATGGTATAGTTCTGCTTAGCGAAACCCTGGTAAGCGTTCTGGATGGACTCCATATCGGTTCCGAACTTGTTGGCGTTGTCCGCCATATCGATCAGCGCCATGTCCGCGACGGTAGCCGCCTTTGCGGTGTCACCGCTCAGGCTGCTGATCAGCGAAGCAGAGAAGCTGGTCACCTGCTCCATATAGGCGTTGGCGGAGAGGCCAGCTGTGCGGAATGCTGCGTCCGCATTGGCCTTTACCACACTGGCATCTTCCTTGAACAGGGTCTCCACGCCGCCGATGCTCTGTTCCAGCGCAGCCCCCTGGTTGATGGCACCGCCCACGACCACCGTGGCCGCCAGCGTCACCGGGATGGCCACCGTCTTTGCCAAGCTTGTCAGCTGGCCCTTGATCTTAGACAGCCCGGCGGTCACGCCGTCCTTCAGCTTGACCACCGGCGTGGCGATCATCTTTCCAACCGCCTTGACCTTATTACCCACCGCCTTGACCTTGTCGCTGGCCATATCCTTGATGGCCATGGCGGTGACGATTTTCTGACGCAGCGGCTCAAGTCGCTGCCGCAGCTGCTGCGCAGTCCGGTTTGCCGCTGTAGCGTCAAGCCTGGCTGTGCGTCTCTGATCCCAGGTGGACTCCAGTTCCCGGCGTGTCCGCTGCACATCACGCCGGAAGGCACTCTGCTCCTGCTTGATGCTGCGGAGCACCGCCGACATATTATCTTTAATGGAAATTGCGCCTTTGACCGCGCCCATCGGCGGCTCACCTCCTATTCAAGCGAGAACATTTTTGCCCGTTCATCCAAGGCGACCAGCATAGATGCCTGATAAAAAAATCTGGACTCAAGATCCAGATTTAAAAACTCCTCTGCCTTCCATCCCTTCTGGATGTAGTAGTGGAGCAGGTATGCATCGCCGTCCTGGGCAATTACTTTTTTAGATCTTCAACAACGGTCACCTTGCCGTTCATTGCGCCGGACAGCTCCATGATGGCCGTGGAGATCTGTGTGATCTCAGACAGGTCAAACATATTCACGATGTCCAGCGGCTCCTTCAGCTCCCGTTCCTCCGGGGGCAGCTCAGCTTCCTGTCCCATGATCTCCCTGGCCACATCCCGCAGGTTTGGCTCTACAGCAGCCAGATAGATGCTGTATTTGTCACTGCGCTTGATGTCGCCGTTGTCCTCCAGCGTCATACACTCCATGATCTCCCCATAGTCCAGGCTGCGGATCGTCAGTTCCATATCCATGCTGGGGATGTGCAGGGTCTGCCGCTTGGGGATCTTCTTGTCCTTCAGTCGCTGCAGGGCGCGGCGGGAAAAGTCAGCCAGGGTCTTTTTCTTCTCAGTGTCCATGTTCGGTTCCTCCTCTTATGCGGAAATAGCGTCCAGGTTGACCATATCGGACGGGGTGAAGCCGCCGGTGGCCTCCTCCTCGATCAGGCCGCCCTTTTCGTAGGTGACCAGCGGCAGATCGTTGTACCAGCAGTTGTCAATGCTGTATCGTTCCTGCTGCCCGTTGGTGGCATCCGGGTCGGCCAGCTTGGTGATGATCTGGCTACGCAGGTCAACGCCCTTCTTCCAGCTCTCCAACACCTGATTGTACCGGGTGTATGCCTTCTTGATGGTCAGGGTGAACTCGCCCTTGATGCCGGTCATCTTGCTGTCCACATCAATGTCCAGCTGCACATCCTCACGGTTGGCGCTCACCTTGACCTCGATCTTGGACAGCTCGGCGATGAGTACGCCATCCACCCAAATCTCACCCCAGGTGCCCGTCAGTGTGCGGTTGCCTCTCAATTTGCTCATGCCTTTGCCCTCCTTACATATTGCAGGTCAGCTTCATATCTTCCATCGCGTCCACAAATTTTACATTGCTGGCGATAAAGACCTTGGAGCCGGTGTTCGCCTGGGCCAGGGCGGTTTCGTCCATGTCGGAGGTGTCGGTGCCCTGGCTCTGAAGGTAGATCTCCTGGGCTTCCACATCAATGGCGGCGGTGTTGTTAAAGGTTTTGTCCAGGACATCGCCCTCCAGCTCCCTGTGGTAGGCCAGAATCGCTGCCACGAAAGCCTGCTTGTTGTCGTAGTCATTGATGACCTTACCCACATAGCTGCTCTCGAAAGTATCCCGGATGTCATCCTGGTAGAGGTCAACACCCTCCATAATCTTGATCTTCGAGAATTCCTGGCCGTGCTCCGGGGTGAAGGAGGTCAGGCTGTTCACGCCGCGTCCAATCTTGTACTTCTCGCCGTCAAAGACGATGACCAGCTCCCCGTTGTCGATGCGTTCATCCGCATCCTCCGGTACATCTGCGGCGGTAATGTCGGACAGCTCGAAGTAGGTGCAGCTCCGGGCCAGGGACAGCCCCGCCAGCACGCCAGCAATGCGACAGCAGTACTCTGCGGTGGTAAAAGCGGTGGTACCCAGGGTGCTGGTGATGTTGTCCGTAGTCAGATTGATAATGCCCTCATGGTCAGCTGTGCAGTTGGGCAGCACCGCCTTGAAGGTCTTATGGTGGTCATCCCGCGCCTCCTTGATCCAGGCAGACACAGTGGTTTTTTCATCGTCCGTAATTCCAGGGATCACCAAGTAGTTCCACTTCAGGTCGTTCAGCTGTTTCAGCTGCGGATTCAGGTTCTCAACCGCAGTTCCTACCTTCAACACAATGGTTTTGGAGGGAGAACCCTCATAGACCAGCTTCAGGTACTCGTAGTTGCGAGCTGTGAAGTGGGTGGGATCCACATCCAGCACGCTCTTGTAGATGTTCAGCGCCTGGCCCTCCTCGGTGTCATCCTTCAAAACGATGGCTACGATGCCTCGTGCGCTACGCTTGATAGCGGTCACGCCCTTGGTCTTAAATTCAATGATGATTTCGGGCAAGCCCATAAAATCACTCCTTTCGGTTGGTTCGGATATTGGACTCCAGCTCCGCCATGAGCGGCGGGGCCTCCGGCTCCTCAATGCTGTCGCGGAAAGCCAGCGTGAAGGTAGCGTGGAGTACCTTATCCACAATATTGAAGGCCAGGTCGGGAATGGTCACCGCCCTGGCCTCGCCTTTGTCGGTAAATCGGAATACTGGGCGCAGCAGATCGTCCAGCTCCTGGCTGATCTGCAGGTACTCCAGATTGCTCTCGCCCTTGGTGTGGATCGCGGCGTCCACCAGGATGCTGCGGTCTGTGTAGCCCCGCCCTGCAGGCTGGTTTCCGGAGGGGATGATGTCCAGATAGATATAGTCCTCCAGCTCTGTCTGGCCTGCCTCCTGCGTCTTGTCGATCCCCTCGCCGAACACATCGAAGGCAGGCCAGCGTCCCTTCAGCAGAGCAATCAGGCTACTGCGGATGGCTTCGTAAATGGTGGTGGCCATGCTCTCCCTCCTCACAGGTCATGGGTGCTGATGAAGTCGCTGAGCCATTCACGCAGGAAACCGGGCAGGGCCTGGTTCAGCTCCTCCAGAGACAGCTCCATCATGTGCTTGCCCGGCACGAAGCCGCGCCCACCCCGTGTCCGGTGGCCATATTCCACCGGCTCTGCATACTCCACATTGGTGTAGACCTCAATATAATAGGTGTCGCCCTTTTTGATAATCGGGCCGACCTTCCAACTGTCCTGAAGGCGGCCCGTCTTGTGTGGGGTCTTTTCCTTGACCTTGCCTTGCAGCTCATGGGCGATCTGAATGACCATCGCCCGAAACTCAGCGGGATATTCCTCCTCGATCATGCGGGAGAGCTGCTGCTCCAGCGCGTCGAGGCCATCGAAGCGGTATTCTGTCCGGCTCATGCTTTCGCCTTCGCCAGCTTCAGCGGCACATTGTTGTGGGAGGGCTGCCGATCCGCAAGCCCGGCCTCCGTCAGGTACTCCCGGCCCAGCCGGATCACCTTCACCGTGTCCCCAGGCTCAATCTCCACCTCCGGGCGGACAAAGAGCAGGAAGTCGGTGTCAATGCTGGCGGTAGGTTCCTTTTTCCCCAGCTTGCCCCCGGAGGGGCTGGAGAGGGCGCAGGGTATATTTTCATATACCTGCCTGCCGTCCAGCCCCTTCTGGAACACGCTCTCCCCGGAGGGCAGAGTCGTTTTCTGCGGACGGTACACCCAGCAGCTGTCCTGATAGGTCAGCGCCAGGATGTCGGCTTCCGTCATGTGGGGCAGTCCTTCGGCAGCTTCATCCGCTTGAAGGGGATGAGCTGGCTCTCATAGTTCTTCACAAAAGCCACCGTTTCCTTCAGACTGTTGGCCTTGTCCCGGTAGCTGATGCTGGTGTCGCCCCGCGTGACGCTGGCCACATCGTTCTCCGATGGGGCCACCTGGTCGGCCCGGAGCATATCCTCCACAATCTGCGCCGCCACATCCTCCAGCGGGGGAGGAAAGTCCTCCCGTCCGCAGAATACCAAGATGCGGTTGATGGCCCGCTTCACATACCGCTCGATGGTGGGCAGCTGCTCATCCGGCAGCTGCAGGTCACTTTTCGCCGTCGCCGCTATCCGGCTCACCAGTTCCTGATCCATCCGGCTCCTCCTTGGGCTTGCCGCCCTTCTTCGTACCGCCCTTGCTCTCCGCCTTCAGCCGGTCAAGCAGGGCGTCGCCCAGCTTCTCCAGGTCAGCCTTCGTCACCGGGCTGCTCTCCTCCTCGGCAGCGCCGCCGATCCGGGTAAAGCCCTTCTTCTCCAGCTTGGCGGCTCGCTCTTCGCTGGCCACCTGTCGAACTTCATTCAGTCTCTTCAGAGTAATCATGATAAACCCTCCTCTTAGCCGCCAACGCCAGCCTTGGCCTGCTTGATGTTTACCCACATGGCCTCCAGCTTGTTGTCCGGCACCCACAGGTCGTGGTACTTGCGGTAATCCGTCGCCCAGGCCCGCTTCTTCTGATAGGTCTCCGGGTCGAAGATCCGCACCTTGTCCGTGCGGGATACGGCGATGGGGGCCGTGCGGGGGCAGATGATCCAGTTGATGTCCTGGGCTCCCTCCGCAGCTGTAAAGCCGCCCTTCTCCTGACCGCCCGTGGTTCCGTCGTTGAAGATATAGCTGGTCTTCATACGACCGCTGCCCACGCGCAGGATAGGATGCTCTCCATTCAGGCTCTTTACCTTCACCGTGACATCGCCCTGCTTGAAGTCCATCACGCTCAGGCTCTTGGACAGGGTGCTGGACATATCGAAGATGGCCGCCACGGGTCGGGCCATCGTGATCACCAGTGGGGTATCTTCGCCCACAACATCCTGCACCGCCGCGATGTCATAGTAGAGCTTCTGCAGGATATCGCTCTCCGTAGGGGTGTACTCGTAGCCCGCCCGATCCTTATCGATGCACAGGCTGGCGATCTTGCTGTAGCGGTATGCGTCGATCTCCGGGATCACCTTGGTGCGCTGGAACTCGCCCATGACCTGGGCTGCGGTCACCACGAAGTTGGTCTCGTTAACCTCGTTCTCATCGAAAGTGAACTGGCGGCCTCTGTCCTGGGTCATTGTCTTGGTTTCCCACTTCAGGTTGACCGAACCCTCCACAAAGCCCTTGTCACGGTCATAGTCGGCCAGACCGTCCATGTCCATGCTGGGGATCTTCACATCTGCGCCGCCGTTGTAGCGCACCAGCTTGTCGTTCAGCTCCATCCAGCCGGAAGTGGCCTGCTCAACAGCGGCCTTGTCCAGCTCGCTCTGGAATACACTCGCATATTCAAATACATTGGCCATATTACATCATGCCTCCTCTGATGCTCTGCGCAATCTGGTCTTTCATGGTGTTCTCCACCTTGGCCCCGCCGCCAAGCCCCTCCGGGGTCTTACCCCGCAGGCGCTCCTTCACAGCGGCCTCCAGCGCGCTCTTGAATACCTCCTGGGTCTGCTGCAGGCTCTTTTCCATGCTCTCCTTGTCCGTGTAGGTCAGCAGG